GTGCACGGTAAGGTACCCGAATAATGTTTTACTTCGTTACATCAGGCAAGTAACGTTAACCCTGAGCATACGTCCTCTACATGGCCAAGGAAAACCATGTAGAGGGTGAAAACTCCTAAGGGGTCATCAGCAACCCTCAGGAGACGCGCTACCACAGTCGAGTGCCTAGGCCAATTAAGCCCTAGACGCCTCGTTAGCATCGATAATGGTAGTGACGCGGTTTGGTTAGGTTTGGTCGGGTACTCGAGGGAACAAAGAGTCGAGTAATGGATGTTAGACCCGAGGGGATCTCAATTGGCTAACGTAGGCCAAGAAAGAATTCAATTCGAGACGAGAGACCCCCAGTGCATGAGCGATAGCACCATTGTATTCACCTGCCTCACGCTCAGCAAAGAGTTAAGAGGTATGATGAGATACTTTGAACTACGACTATGCACCCCAGATTTTTGTTAAATGGCGTTAAGCTGATTTTACGCCAACAGCTAAAGCTGACCTCCACTGAGCGAAGGATTGGTAGTAGCCTATTGCGTTTATTTGAGGAGCGTAGGCAAAGGCTGTTCCGGCATGATACTAAGTAGTCTTCATGTTAGTGCGATTCACCATTGCGGTGGTGACCATCTTCTCTAGAGGTCGCACTGGTAGGTAGCCGGCTCTCACTTTGACGAATATCTTCGAAATACTTTCAGGAATTTTGGAAAGAGAGTGAGCGCTCTTCCTTAACCACCCAGTCGTTGCTGCAGTGACAGCGTTTTTGACCAAGAACTATCCAGGATAGTAAAGATAATCCATCCACTGAAGGAAGTACTAACTATACTATTTATGGACTGAACGAAGGCCATCATCGCCGGTTGCAATGAGAGTTGAAAGCGAGTGGTGTGGAGTGGCTTAGAAGGAGTTAATGTGGTGCTGGCAAGTGCCGCCAATGTACTGACGGACATAGTTGAGGTTAGTACGGTCAAAAACTCCACTAGCAGTAAAGTCCTTTGTGAGGACGTCGATCTTGATTCCCTTCTTGCGGTACTTGATCGGAAGTTTCTGGGAAACTGCTAGCTTCAGTGCCTCCTAGATATGATAGTCAGTCAAGCCAGACTAACTAAAATCTAAAAATTCGAAGATTGTTCGGAGGACTGGATGGTCTACGGCTTGGAAGACTTCGTAGTACTGGGTGCTATCCCAGTTGCTACCGTCAGCGGAGATCCACATATCGCGTTATGCGGATTGGAGTTGTTAGCTCATTCCATCGCCGTTGCAACCCTTGAAAGTCGGTATGCAGCCAATTGCATTCATGACTGCGTGCATGATCGGACCGACCGCACCTTTAATTCCTTAAGGATTGATGACAAAGCGTGGCTTCTTGTCACCAACCTTACCCTCCGTTATAGGGTTGGGCTCATTGCTTTTCACAAACAACTTGTAGACTGGCTTAGTCTTGTGGCCCTAGGAAATAAATTGCTCGTACTATTAACGGTAAACTTCGCGTTTCGATGGTAGTACGTGGTGCTAAATGTAGTCGTGAGGAAGGACTTTGAGAACGTTTGGGTTTGTGTCCTGGAGGACAGCCAAGTGAGGGACAAGCTAGTCAGCAATCCACTAGGTGGTTCGCTTTCGCATAGCCTATACTACCTCTTTAGCTGGACGAGTCTTTTGAGAAAAATGTCGCCCATAAACACCGAAAACTAAGTTGATGACGCAAGAACGATAGAAATGAATATCCACCGCCTTCCCGTTCGCCATAACTTACACAACCTTCTTACCTGTGACGCGTGATCCACAAGTACAAGGAAGTGTCTCATAAGGGGGAGGATTAATCCCCAGACGTCTTTTACCAATCCGGAACGAAAATCTTTCAAGGTCGACAGGCGAGACTCCTTTTTAGTAGGTTTCCTTGTTGACATGCACGTTAACATTCAAAGGAACCTAGTAAACACTAGTCTTTCCACCTTTTCCCCAACGGACATTCCGGAAACACCTCTCAGCAAATGCACCAAAACCGATCCTGTGCTAGAAGCGAGTAGCGAACTCTTTAGCGTATCTAACGACAGGGTTTGAAGCTTCTTAGGCTTTGGGTTTGAGAGAGCGTGGGACTTTGGCTCCGCCCCGAGTGGCAAGAGAGAGTAGTCTTTCGACTATGAATCTGTAAAGCCGGGACTGGAATTTGGAGGGCCCTCTAGTAACGATTTAGGCGATACGGAGTAGAGGAGCGACTGTGCGTAGCCGCTGTCCAATGACAGTTGCGATGATTAGCCCGAGTACAATAACTGCTTAATCAACGAAAGTGCCAAAGAAGACGACCCAAGTTACGGGAATTGGAGGATAGTAGGGTTCCAGAGATTTAGGAATGAGTGGAACCAGCATGTTGAAGAAATTGGCCTAGATGAAATAGGTAGGATTGTAG